TAAAAGACAACGAAGCTCCTATAATCATGGGCAGGATGAGAAGTGATGCCGTTGAGCTAGGAGGGGTAAACTACGCTACTACTATCAAACCCAACGGTAGAATGATTGTAATGGTTTCGGATGAAAACGATCTGCTGAACGTACCTCTTTCTAAACTTAATAAAATTACAGGTGGTAAAACAAATATCAAAGACACTGCCATTAAAGCTCCTCTTGCTAAGAGCCGTATGATAACTACTGTAACTCCTTTTGAGTTTGACCTTGCAAAGATTGCTAAGGGAGAACAGGGTGTGGTTGAGAGAAGTATGCCAAGGGCAGAAGGTGTCGGGCAGAAAGTGGAAGCAGCCATGTCCGCAGGACTTCCAGTTTCCGGTAGAAAAGTAGGGGCTGGCTCTGGTAGTGCTAGTAAAGCAAACCTCAGAACAGCAGAAGCTCTAGCCAATTACAAAGCTCCTATTAGAAATGAAGATATACTAGCTGCAGGATTAGCCCAAGCTAAGGTTGCCGCATTGGCTGGTAAACCCTTAGTTAGACAACAGCAAGAGGAAGAATAATGGCACAATCTAAATCAATACCCAAAGACCCATCTAAGTGGTCACAGGCAAAGGCCAAAGCTAAACGAAAGTTCAAGGTGTACCCATCTGCCTATGCAAACGCTTGGGCTGCTAAGGAATACAAAAGAATGGGAGGCTCTTGGAAGGGTGCTGACAACCGTGTAAAGAGGAAATCATAATGGCTAAAGGAATGAAGCACTACTTCAGAGACGGGAAAGAACACAAGGGTGGTATGCATAAGATGCCCAATGGTCAGCTACACTCAGGTAAAACTCATGGTAAAACCAGCCAACGTTTGTATCACTTCAAAGACCTATCGAAGACTGCTAAGATGAAGGCTAAGAAGAATGGCTAAGGGTGGTCTTGGTAAATGGTTTGGTGAGGAATGGACTGACGTTAAGACAGGTAAGCCTTGTGGTCGAAGCGGTAAGAACGACAAGAGAGCTTACCCTGCCTGTAGACCTAAGTCTGTAGCCTCCCGTATTTCTAAAATGGAAGCTAGTAAAAAGACCGGCCCAAGCAGAGTAAGCTGGTCTGTCACTCCATCAGGGAAGAAGTCTTAACCCTTTCGAGAACTCTTGCCTTCTCAAGTTCTGTATAGGTCATCCAATCTGCAATCTCCTCTTGCGTTCTCAGACAACCTATACAGATCATGTTGTGTGTCCTGTTCTCTAGCTGACACACGTTCACACAGGGACTCTTAGACTCCACAACTTCCGCCATGTCCTGTGATGTCACAGATGTCATGTGTCTCCAATCCCTCTTCAAACTCCTCACCGAGCTTGTCTACAGCCTCGCTATAGGACACTGAAGATAGAGGCTGTCCGCCCCTGCATCCATCAGGGTACACCGTGAAGCCTCGCAGCCTGTGAGCGTAACTAGCAAGGGTATTAGCAAAGTCCTCCACCGTGTCCTCGTTGTTAAGCTTGCTTCCCCACTCTGGCAGGTTGATCGTGCTGCTGATGGACATATCAACATAGTCCTGTACGTCAGCTTGGAACTTCATCCGACGCTTGTAGTCACTCGCTAGGTCCAAGGCAGACTCAATGCCATCAGGTTTCACACCGTACAGATCAATGATCTCCTGTGCTGCACTGTCTACAACGTACTGATAGTGCCACTTGTTACCGCCTTTGAGATACCTGCGCTTGTAGGCAACAGCAAAGATAGGCTCAACACCAGTAGAAGTACCAGCAAGAATACCAATGCTGCCAGTAGGAGCGATAGCCCTATTAGCAACAGGACGGGTAACGCCAAACTCATCAGCAGTTTCTCTGCTAACCTTATCACTGACACCTTTGTATACTGATAGCCACTGGTGAAGTTCATCTGTGACTTCATACTTCTGACCTTTCTTAATTAACCATTCATGCATACCCATCAGACCAAGGCCAAGTCTACGGTTCTTCTCGCGTGTCTCATAGACCTTCTCATAAGGCAGCTTTGCTTTCATAGTACCACACATCAGGAACTTGGTTGCTAGTTCTACGGTCTGGCTGAACTCCTTAAGGCTACTGATGCGTCCCATGTTGATAGAACCAAGGTTGCACACGTCGCTATCGTCAGCGGATGTCACCTCAGTGCAAGCGTTGCGGAGTGTCTCATCTTCCTTATCAAAGAAGTTAAAACTAAACCCCGGTTCAGCAGTCTTCAGAGCCTGTCTGACGTTAGTCGTAAACGTCTCACCTACTTCCCCTGTCTTCCAGTAATTCAATAGCCACTCTGTGTCATAGTTGACACTGATGTTTGTCATGTCCAGTGGTGCCGCGAAGTTGAAGTCCTGTTCTTTGACCTGACCTATGCTGAAACCTGTCTGGCCTACGTCCATATCGTACCAGTTCTTACTTGCCAAGAAGGCACCAATGTCACGGTGTTTCCAGTTCAGGCTGGCATAGATGGCAGACCTACGACTACCACCCTGCATAACCCTGCGACCAATTTCGTTCAGCATCTGCATCTTAGGTATAGGTCCGCTGGATAGACCACCTGTCTTGCTCAGACCAGAACCTTCTGGACGATAGACCGAATAGTCCACACCGATACCACCGCCTGTCATCAGGCAGGACTCAGCCTTCCAGCTAAGGTTGGCCCAATCTTCTCGGCTATCCTCTTCAGCCTTCAAGAGATAGCAGTTGTTGAAGAACTTGTTAGGACGGCCAGCGTAGTACAGGTAGCGACCACCGGGTATGAACTTAAGTTCTCGTACCATCTCTGTAAGAGTACCTACCTCATCCTTCGTAAGGAGATCACCACATACATCATCAACCAAGGTCTTAGCTAAGTCATGCCAAGTCATGCACCCTTCATGGGCATACTTGTGTTTGAAGATGTCTTCGCTAAACTTGGAGCGGAACATTGGATTCTCGTTAGATTTAAAAGTCATTGTTATTTTCCTTAGTGAACTGATGGTGCATGGGTGGCAAAGAAGTCGGCTTCCTGATTCATTTGAATAGCAAAGTCTTCAAGAGCTTCGATTACAAAGTACGTAAGACTCCTTTCATTCAACATTGCTAACTCTTTAAAAAGAATAACTACTTCTTCTGACAATCCTTCTTTTAAAAGCTCCGTCATGTATGCTTGTTCGATGTACTCATCCATGAGGTTCGTCCTCCGTTGGGGTGACTGCTGACATCTCTGCTGCCAGTGCAGCGTAACCACATATATCAATAAAGCTGTCGTCTTTGTATGTCTCCATGCACCTAGCTACCTTAACAAGTATCATCATAATAGCAACATCAGAGGCAGACAACTTAAGCTGATGATCAGTATAATTATTCCAGAACTCTGCAATTCTCATATGATTTAGAGTGGCATCTCCATAGTCTACTGCACGATCACCGTTGATAAGGTCGCTTGCTTCTGCAAGAATGTTGTCACGCTTCATTTTAATTCTCCTCTTTCATCAGTGCATCCCAACTTATATTATAAAACATTTTAGCACGACTGTCAATCTCTTTTGCAATGAAGCTTGTCTCTGCCTGTGCATCCTCAGCCAACCTCAGTTTACATACACGGCTGAAGGCGTACAATGATCCGGTCCAGTACCACTCAGTATACGCACTCTGAGGCAGCACCATACGTGCCTGTTCAGGAGATACCCCCAGTTCTAATAGATGTTTGTATGTCCACAGGGCTTTGTTCAAGGACATATGATAAGGATCAACCATTTGATCATGTTGATTGATGTCTATAATCTCATCAGAAGAACCCTGCTTTTTATTCTCCGCAGCCCCTCTCCAATGTTCAGGTTCATAGAACTCTGGATCATCAGACACGTACCGCCTACTTACCTCGTTCCAGACCAGACCTACTTGGTGCTTGGCAAGCTGCCGAGCTACAAAGATAGGTGCTTTGATACGAAACTGTAGGCTAGTATGTGCAAAAGGGGACCAATGTTTATGAGAGGCAAGGTAGTTGATAAGTTTTTCATCACCGTCTTGTAAGTCTGAATGTTGTTTACTGAAGCTAACCCTTGCTGCGTTTACGATAGTCAGGTCAGACCCCATGTAATCTATAAGTTGAACCTTCATTCTCCGTACTCCTCTTCAAACCCCAGTACTTCTTCAACATCAATGTCGAAAACTTCTCTGAGATAATACATCCTTTCTTCCAGCAAATCATCAAACCTTTCTAGGATATCTTCGCTGGTGATGTTCAGCAACTCACAAAGTAGAGTAGGGTCTGCTACTTCGGAAAGCCTCTGAACAAACTGGTCAGTTGATAAAGGCATCTTTTATGTCCTCCAAAGTATACCACTTAAGCTTCTCCTTCTCACACCACCCAGCCATTGTCATCTTGCTTCCTTTCCTTAGCTTCTTGTTTGGATTGTACAAGAG